GCCGCTGTATCATCAGCAACTCCATTACCAACTGCCCCAAAGTCTTTAACACTCACCACATCTTGCAGCTTTGATTCAACGGTGCGCTGCACAGCACCAGTACCAGCCTGGATGAAACCTCCACCCAGGTCGGCTAAGTCACGTGTTTTTGTCATAATGTTATTGGTACTAGGTTCCTATGTTGTCTCTAAATTAGCAGCGTTTGATTTCCAGGTAGGAGCCATTAAGAACAGTCGTATCGGAGGCATTTGCTGTATTTTGAGCCACTTGAACCTTAAAAGTTCCAGCCGTGCCCAAAGTTTTAATTTCTCCAGCAATGGTTGTTACTTTAGAGGCACCGGCAGCAAGAGTGCCAAGTTGAATAGTACTACCAGTGTTAAAGATTACTGGTTGCTCAACAATGGCGTTAGCAGTATTGGTAGTGATACTATTTGTAGGAGACCACCAAATAGTAGCATTTGTGGGAATAACAAACCCAAGTTTTAAGTCAGCTGCTGGATCGCCTTTGTATAGCAGATTAAGTTGAAATTGGATTATTTCATTTTCAGTCAGTTCAATAACAAGTTCAGGTACGTCTGACAATACAGTATCATTGTTGATTATTTTGTTGGTTACCACACGCGCAACTTCAACTCGTTTAATTATAGGAACAACGTTTGAAGTACTAAAGATGTTTGCAAGCTGTAAATTTGTTCTGGGGCTTACCTGGATATCTGTTACAGTAGGATCTAGTGAAACCAGATCGTTGCCAGCAGAGTTGAACAGAATACTGCCATCAACTTTGATGCCCGCGGTCTTCCAAAGAGCAGGTGTTGCTAGTAGACTGTTAACTCTAATAGCCTGAGGCGTAAACCTTAGATACCTATTGTTTTCTAGCGTGATAGCTGTACCTGCAACTTCAACACACCTGCCTAGTGGTGTTTGCGAAACATTACCACCATCAAATGCTGAATTAAAAACTGTAGAACTATCCCAGAATGCCCATAGTTGAGTAGCTGTTTTTCTTACTCCAGCTGCTTCGGCATTAAAATAAGTATCTAAATTGTTAACAGTGAAGCGGAACCCTCGATTAGAGGGAGAGTCATCATTACCTACCCAGAGAGCATTACCAACACAGCTATTGACCATTACATTTTCAATCGTAATCTCTCCTGGATTAGCTTTGTTTACACGGCCATCTATCTCCCCATTGTCAAACCGAAACCCGTTTCCTCCATTGTCATGGATATACAGACGTTGAAACTTAGAAAGCCAAGTAGCAGCAATAGAGCGGATTCCGTCACCACCTTGATTTTTAATTTCAACGCCTTCTACGTTGGTAAACCAGCAATTTACCCCAACTTGGTCGACTGGTGAGATTAGGATACCATGATCATTGGCTGAAGAATTGCGTACTGCAGTGTTACCATCAATGATTAAATTCTCAATTCGGCTATAACGACCCTTAACACGCAAACAAGCTCCGCCAGTAAAATCTGCGTATAGGACGCTGCCTCGAAAAGCTCCTTCTCCAGTTATGCTTACACCTGTTCCGATTAGATCTAGAGTACCTGTTACTCGATAAGTACCTTTTGGCAGAAAAACAGCACCACGTTCTCCACCTGGGTTGTATGCTGCAGTAATGGCAGCTTGAATAGCCGCTGTATCATCCGTCACACCGTCTCCAACAGCACCGAAGTCCTTAACGGAGACAACATCCCTCAGCTTGCTTTCAACAGTCCTAGTAGAAGCTCCTGTACCGCTTTGCAGGAAGTAAATCTCGCTGGACTGGTCACTGCCAACAGTGCTTAGATTGTTGACACAAACAATCTCGACAACATCACCAGCAGTCAGGGCTGTATTGAAAGTAACCGTGATACCATCTGTTGCAGTGTAATCTACATCACGTTGCTGTAGAACACCGTTAGCATAGACATTCTCCCTACCTGTGGAGTATTGAAGAGTACCACCCGATTCACCAGAACCAGAGAATACAGTCTGACTAGCGGTAGCAGTAGTTCTCCATCGGGTGTATCCAGGAATATCTGTATCGCTAAGTCGGTTATCTACATACTGTTTGGTGACTGCATCAGAGTCGTTATTAGGGATACCAAGATTAGTGACTTGGTTACCTCCCATATTGAGATCACCAGCAAATGGATTGCTACCATCCGTTAGGACTGCATTGTTGGAAATCTCCTGTGTTACATATAGAGTTTGCAGATAGTTAGCGTTTAGGTCCTGAGCACGAATGCTGGAGCCTGGAGAGAATACTACCTCCTGATCATCAATGTTAGTCGATCGGTAGATGCGGATTTCGGCCCCAGAAGCAGGGGCAGAATCCATTTGTATTTGAGTATCTGTAGCAAAAGAGAAGGCAGTGGTATTTGTGTCATCCAAAGACACTAGTACGTCAGACTGCTCTAAGTATGGAAATGTGATAGAAAAGAGGACGGTAGATCCGTCCCCTACGTAGTTGTTCTCAGTTACCGCCATTAGCGTATGTCATGAATGAGGTACGTTGCTGCTCATTGCGTAGCTTCTGCATCTCAGCCTGCTTGGCCTGGTGATCCCGCATGCGCTTAGCGAATGTGGTACCGGGGTTGGCTAGCTTGTTAGCTGCATAGTTGTTTTGAGCATAGTTGTAGTAAGCCTTGAAGACCTTCTCGTAGAACTCCTGCTGAGGTACCTTGATGTTCTCAGCTGCTCCCTGTTCAAACATAAGAGTAGCCGTTTCATCATCTCCCCCTTTACGCAGGTTAGGTCCGTTCTCACTGTAGAAGTAATCTTTCAGGACCTGCTCCATAGTGCGGTTACGATATAGTGGCAGCTTAACGGATGTTGCAATCTTTGTGATTGAATTCCGATCCTCCCAAGTCAAAGGCATTCCTTGGAAGTGCTCTGGTGGTTGCTTTGGTTCAATCCCATACTTCTCAAACGCCTTGTTGATTGGTGTACGTGATTGCTTGCTAAGCCGGATCGGCTGAGCGAAGTTAAACATGCGAACACCGACGCTAAAGGGGGACTTATCGAAGCCATCAAAGGTCAGCGCTTCACCAGTGGTTGTGTCCAGCTTCATGGGCGCAGCTCCAGGCATTACGCCAGATGCCATCTTACGCATCAGTCCACCAAGACCTTGACCACTCATTCCCCATAGATCATCCATCAAACCTCGGGTCTGACGGGCTTCAGGGGAGATAATCTTAGCGGCCTGGTCCACAGCAATTGGGATAGGAAGTAGACCACGGGTGACCATACCACGTAGGTACCTCTCACCAGTAGCTCCAAACTTCTGATCACCTGTAGCAGCGGCCATAAGAGCCTTCATATTGTCCCACATACCCAGGGTTGTCTCGAACACGGAGTTCTTGACTACACTGTTCACAGCGATGGCTGCAGTTTGGGTCCAGGGGTTGAAGTTGCGCTTCTGAGGTTCACCCATCTCACGGAACAAGTGGCCAAGCTCCATGCCCATACCGAGGGCTTGAGCAAAGGGCTGTGCCCATGCATAGGAGATACGGTGCTCACCAAACCCAAGTGTGTAGGGCTTGCGCTGCTGATTGCTTTGGAAGAAGTCTCTACGACGATCAGGAGACATAGGACCAGCACCGTTACCCATGTCGAAGTAGCCCGCCAGCATCGCTGGGAGCATCATGATGTAACCAATGCGGAACTTACCACGCTTGTACGCCAGCTTGTGTATCTGAGCAGGGGTTAGTGCTTCCACGCCCTTCTGCTTGACCAGATCCTCCAATCCCTTCCACTCTTGATCGAACTGACGCAGAGCAATGTTGATACCAGGGGTAGCCCCAATGGCCTCGTCAAAGATCTTAGCGGGAGTCTTGAGGAATATCATACCGGTGAGCCCCTTGATGCCCGGTGCATCCGCAACTTTGTTGAGAGCTCTGAAGAATGGGCTATTGTTCAGCTTGCCACTACGGAAGTTGAAGTAGTCACCATAGTCCTTGATCTCCTTGTAGAGAGGATGATCCTTGTTGACGGCACCTAGTTCATCGAACATGGAATCCATCAGCTTCTGCTTCTTCTCCATAATCTCAGCAGAACGCTTAGCGATGGACTTAGATGTCCAGGGCTCATAGAAGCCCTCCAGGACCTCTGCAGCAGCTTCGCGGGTAGCAATGCTGTTGGCTGCCATGTACTGACCGATGTTCTCGGTCTTACCGATCCAGTCAGTAGGCTTACGGAGAATACCAAGCTGTGCAGCACGGCTGAAGTAGTCAGAGATAGACAGCATCATACTGCCCACAGGACCGAGGTTACCGGCCATCTTCTCACCACGGACAGCCTCTACCATCTCGAACTCTTCCGGCTTCATGGAGAGCTTAAGTGGCATGGTATCAGGCATCTTCCAGATCTTGCCCATGACATCGTTCATGTGCATGATGGTCTCCTGCACAGACATCATCTCTGCAGCAGCCATTGCGCGCATCTTGCGGTCCAAGCGGCCAAAGCCGATACCGCCTACGCCCTTCATCACTGGCTCAACGGTTGTCCGCATTGTCAGGTTGACGAAGTTCTCAGCGATGGTCTTAGGATTAGCCAGGACTGTACGAGTGTGCAAGGCATCCACACCACGACCAAGAGCGGTGAGCAGGGTGGAGAATATCGGAGTAGCCTTGGCGATGTCATCAGCAGCTTCAAGAGCATTGAAGGCTTGATCCATCTGGCGCATCATGGTGCCAGTCACATCCTTGCCATTGCGGATCTGTTCGATCACTTCATCGACTGCCTTGTACAAAGCCTCTGACGATTTGTCAGACTTAACGATGTTATCAGCAACCTCTTGTGTGAACGTAGCAGCGTTCTTGGCCTGCATCTTGTGGCCGATGAACGACCAGGTACGGGCAGCATCCCGCTTGAGCCGCATCATGGACTTCATAACCTGCCACTGACGATCAAACTGATCAGCAGTACTTAGACCGTTGAATGCAGCTTCACGACGTACGGCTCCAAGATCCTTGAAGTTCTTACGACCATTGGTGAGATAGTTATCGATCAGCGTAAGGGCTGAGCCGATCTTGGGGTTCTCACGGAGGATAACACCCTTACCTTGAAGGGTCTCGATCTCTTCACCAAGCTGAAGGCGTAGACCGTTCTCGAAGGCTTCGTAGTCACCACCACCCTTGATGTAGGCTTCAATGGAAGGGAGTGTACGTAGATTGCTCTTGGCTAGGATAGCCTTGTACTCAGCACTACGTGGATCAAGCTTCTCGATTCCCTTGAACGCATCTATCTCAGCAAAGATCTCATTGGTCTTGCCTTGGATGTAGTTACGGGCTGCTTCAGGGCTCTTCGCGTGGTAGAGGAACTCGTTCTGAGATACTGGATAAGGATCACGCTCCAGGGTTCCCTTGACGGAGGCTCCCTGATCTACACCAAGCTCCTTGCGGGGCTTGACTGTGACCAGCTCATCCATCTCGTAGCCCATCTTGGTGGCCATCTTACGAGTAGTGGCCTCGGGTACCATGAAGTTCGCCTTGCTCAAAGCCTCTGATACACCCTTAGGATCGGAGAGAAGTTCAGCTGCATTCTTAGCCTGGAAGTCATTTAGGGTACCCTTGAAGAACTTCTCCGACAATGCTTCGTGGCTCATCTGACGACGACGTAGCGCCTCCGTCATTTCAGCCCACTCATTGGACATCCCCTTTGAAGCCCCTAGAATATCCAAGCCACCAGTATCAATGACTTCCCCAGCATCAACATCAAAGACGGCTTTCTGATCGAAGGCAGAAGCCAGCTCCTCTGCCGTCTTAGAGTCAGGCACATTGCGGCTGATCTCCATTTGGAGCTTACCGGTTTCAGGATCGATCCATCCACCAAGGTAGGTATCATCACGGCTGAGGATCTTCTGGTTGCGCTGCATCCACTCACCAAGCTGCTGGGTAATTGCTTGGCGGTTCTTGCTGAGCTGAGCACCTCCTTCACCGAATCCCACACCACGCATGGTGGGTATGTCCAGTTCGATCTCTTCAGCATCAATGCTAACCATGAAGCCAGACTTGGGCGACTCAAGGTTGTAGGGGTTGACACTGAATCCCTCTGGGTTCTCAGCAATAAGCTTGGGCAGGTCCTTGTGAGGCACCGTAGAAGATGCCTTGACTTGGGTAGGCTCAGGAGTAGCAGTGAAATCATAGGGCTCCAGCTTACCGCCTTCACCTACAACTGCGTACTGATAACCATCAATCTCTTCGGAGAAGCCAGCACGTTGATATAGACGGGCTCTGGTGTTGCCACCACGACGCTCAGCAGCTTTGCTGATCTGAAGGTCTTCAGCAGTGTCTGTAAGGGGCTTAGCACGTACTACCGTGCCAGGCTCCATATCAGCTGCGATGTTCTTGAACTGAGTGCGAAGCTCAGCCAGCTCAGGAACATTCTTGGAACCGTTCTCTACATCCCAGACGATATCGTAGACATCTCTACCAAGGTTCTTGTCTGCTTCAGGTGTGGCGTACCAAGTGATAGGTGTGCCCTTGGAAGTACTGAGGTTGAACTCCAGCTCTTCAGTGGGAAGCTTAGGGAACTCCGTGGGAGAACCCATATGTGGGACAAAGCGGTTACCAGGGGTAAACAGCTCAGGATAGTCAAGGGCTACTTCATCCCAGGTAGCGTCATAGCCCGCCTCGCTGGCGGCTTTACGGTACATGTAGATGTCGAACTCCTTCTGCTCCAGGGCAGATTGAAGCTCCGTGATGTCCTTCTCGTTTTTGATGATCTCATCAGTGATCTGCTTGGCCTGTCCCATGGACATGTGGTCAGAAGCACGCACGAGCTCTTCAGGATCACCCCCGTATGCAGCAGTGTTAGCGTAGTCGTCAACCGTCTTGATGGCCTCGTTACGGGCCTGGATGGTCTCAGGGTAGGCAGCTTTCGGCCCATCCACTTCAGGGGCAATCTTGGGGCCACCTGGTTTAAGGGAACGGAAGAACGGGTTGGAATCCAGAATAGTCTTGACTGCTGGCTCAAGTGCATTGGCTACACCACGCACAGCAGAGCCCATAAGGGCGCCTTCAATACCCGCCATAGTACGGGCACCGAGTGGGTTGTCCTCGATACTCGAGATGAGCTGTGATATGGTTGTGGTGGGACCAGATAGGCCTTCAGGGGCATTCTCTGCCACCCACTGGGCGAGTTGGTTGGTAAGGGATTCTTCATCACCATGTGTAGCTACGAAGTCCTCGAGGAAGTCTCCACCCATCGTAGCGACCACTCCAGCGCCCTTAATGGGGTTATGACGTGCTGCTACCAGATAACGTACCAGAGTGCGGGCGACAGCGCCTACTGTGGTATCGTTCTCTGCGATAAGGTTTGTACGGGCTGTGTATAGGTCTTTGCCAGTGACACCTTCTATGATATCAGCTGGTAGGTTGACCACACCCTCCACAAGGTCTTCCACACCGCCAAGGGTGGCACGGAGGCCTTCTTTCAGGACAGTACCAGCAGGACCGGTTTCAGGTAATTGGATCTTCTCCGACTTCTTCCGGTTCTCCTCTCCCATACCCCATAGGTTTGTGCCGAGCATTTTGTCAACACCCTGGACACCGGACTTAACCCAGCCAGGAGGCTCATCAAACCTATTGTCTTCCTGTTGTTGTTGCTGTTGCGGTTGTTCTGGCTGAGGAGTTGGTTCGGCTGGGGCTACTGATGTGTCACCATAGGCGGCTTTCAGAGCCTCCAGCCTTTTTTCTTCAGCCTTTGGATCATAATATGAGGGATCAGCAGGCACCGAACCGGTGTACTGTTTCCCGTCTCCATTCAAAGGCATGTCATCGAATTCCTAGGATGTTACGGATACGTTGTGACCACTCGCGCTCAGCTTGAGGGGTCCAGGGTAGATCGTGTGGCATTGGGATATCAACTGCAAGCCCGCCATCAGGAGAAGCAGACTTATAATGGTAGCTGGTGGCAGAGTGCTCCCCATCTTCCACTGAGCCAACTTTAATCCCTTGAGCTTCAAGCATAGCGATAGCTTGATCACGCTGCGGTGTAGTGGCAAAGGCGATGTGCTCATGGTAGTTTACTCCACCATGATCATCGCGGAACCCACCATGGGAGCGATCACCAGTCAAATACTCAATTACTTGTAAATTCTGCTTGCCACCCATAGCCTGTTGGTCATGTGGGTTGCTAGTTTTACCAGTCCTATTCAGATAGTCATTGACTACCTTGCGAGCCTTGGACATGTGCCGCTGGTACGACTTGTTATTGTAGGCTCCCCAGGCACCAAGGCCTTGGCTATCAAGGATCGACTTAGCTGCACGGACATTGTTGCCGAGATCATAGAGATCCTCGTTGCTCTGCAGTCCAAACTGACGTAGACGCTGTGGTCCCATACCACCGATCATGTTGATCTGGAAGGCACCATAGCTTAGGTCTCCTGTGTCTGGGTTGTCATTGAGAGCCCTGGGACTACCCATACCTTCTCCCATGGCAATGGCCAGCATTTGCACCAGCTTGTCCTCTGGTACTCCTGCAGCAACCATCTGACTCACAACGTGCTCAGGGTTGGTGGGATCAGTGGCACCTTGGGCTGCACCCATTTGGAGGTGCTGTGGATCAGGTCCCACTTGAAGCCGCTGGAGATCTCGCCTTGCGGCGGCCTTCTGTGCGGTTGTAGCGTTACGTGACTTCAGAACATTCCAGGTTGTAGGTGCCTGCTGCTTGACGATCTGAGCAAAGCGAGCATACTTCTCAGCAGCTGTACCATAGTTGCTCAGCTTACCGAACTCCTTCTCGACACCCGCTGTGAACATCTGAGCACTCTCGTGGGTCATGCCCATGGAGCGAGCCCAGATTGCTGCTGTACCGTAGCTGAAGTCAGGGGAATCAGATCCAGGAGGATTCCACTTGAAGCTGCCAGAATCGCCAAGGAGGCGGATCTGTGCACGGATGATGCTGGGCACTGTGCGGCCTGTAGCATCGGCCACAGCGAGGACTGAAGGGGGAATATAGTTGGGTTCCGTCTCCATCCGGTTGATCTCTGCTGCTGCCTGGGATCCACTCTCAAAGACGGCAATGCTGTCAACATCACCAGCCTTGATACCAAGCTTGCGCATCTGTAGGGAGCTCAGGTCACCAACGTAGTCAGTGTTATCCAGCTCAGGGATCTTACGCTGCTTGGCTGTGATCTGGTTCCACTCCAGCTCTACCTTGTCCTGACTACGCAGACCTTCAGCGGCGCCTGCAACGTTACCAGTGAGGTAGCGCTTAGGAGCTTCACCAGATAGGTGTGTCCTGGACCATTCGCTGAAGAGGTTGGGGATATCTGCAGCGTCTTCGGTGATGTCAATGTTTGGATTGGACCGAAGGTAGTTGACGAAGTCTCGCATCGCTGCAGATTTGGCAAGCTTGAGACGCTCATCTGGGTTGATGAAGTTCTCTGCCTGTATCTCCGGTGTGAGCACACGCTCGAGCTCGAGATCAATGTTCTCGAAGACAACGGCGTGCTTCTCCTTGATAGCCTTGCCGAAGTCAGCATACTTCATCAGGTCAGCACGCTGAGCCTCGGGGATGTTGGTATCAGCCAGAAGCTGCTCAGCCGTCTCTGCTGCATCCATGGGATCCATCAGCTCCAACTTGCCCTTGAGCTCCTTGAAGCGGTTCTGGGCTATCGTTGGGTTGTACAGCTTGGTCAGCATCTTACTGCGCAAGACAGCATTCTCTGGACCGGGGAACATCATCTCCACCTCGTCTCTAGCACCGGCTAGGCGCTCCTGAGCATCTTCATAGGTCATATTGCCGTTGACAATATCAGCTATGACAGAGTCTGTGAACTGGGTGGCTGTTGTGTCCTTCTGCTCCTGGTACTGCTTGTGAGCCTTCTCCTCGTAGGCTTCCAGCTTGGCATCCAGATACATCAGAGGTCTGGCCTGGCCCTGGAATAGGGTGCGCAGGTCTTGCTCTAGGGCTGTAGCTCTATCAAGCTGGTCAAAGGGTGTAGCCAGGATCTTGGAGGCACCTAGCTTGGCCAGCTGCATGGAGGCTTCAACTAGGTCACCACCACGAGATGCTGTCATCTCACGGAGCTGCAGTCCTAGCTCTTCAACACGCTCGGTTGGGAGCATTCCTTCAAGGGAATCAAATGCACCGTAGGCATCGTTATCGGCCTTGTTCTCCAGTTGTTGCTTGTACTGCTGGGTGCGCTCCTGTGTGCCACGAGCACGGATTCCCATGTCAGCAGCATTAGCTTGACGATGGAAGTACTTGTGGACTACAGCAGGGTTGATAGCTACAAGACCTTTCTCCTTGAAAAAGTCACGGCGAGCTTCGCGTAGGGCGTCAGCTTCGACGAGTGCAGGGTCAGCACCAGGCGGCATATTAGCCAGTGCTTCCACCACCTTGCGGTTAGCATAATCTGGATAGTCAGATGCTGCAGCTTGAGCCAGTCCCTCTTGGACCCCGTATAGGTAGAACTTGTTGCTATTACGGATGTGGTTAGCATCGTTCTGAAGCCCCGCTTTTTCGAAGGCATCTGCGGTAGCCATAGTCCGCTCAAGGCCAGAGACCTTGGCGTTGTTGATGGCTCCCATGTTGTCCAGAACATGCTGGAACTGGGTTGGGTCGGCCTGTGCGGCCATCATACCTTCAACTTGGAGGTTGTAGTTCTCCTCGTTGATGCGGTTGGCTTCAGCCTCCCAAAGGGATTTACTGAAGCTCAGTGCAGTCTTACCAAGTTCAGTCACAGCACGGACATCGTCCTGCTGCATCTGCATTTGCATGCGACCTACTTGGTCTTTATTCTGCAGCTCAACGTTAGCGTTGTTGATACGCTGTTCGTTAAGACGGCGAGCATTATCCAGCTTGGCCTGGCCACGTTGATCCTTGAGTCTGTTCTTCCACTCAGCTGCACGAGCTTGTTGCTCGAACATCAGCTGTTGGTTCGCCATTGTCTGGCGCTGGTTCTCAAGTGTATTCTGGTTGCTCAGCTCGTTGTTACGGTTGACCTGCTGCTGGACTGCTGCAGCATTCTCTTGGTAGTTGGAGTAGATCTTATTGACTGCTCCAGACATATCTACGGCACGGCCTTGCACACCGCCGCGCTTGGCCTGCCTGCCTCTGTACTGTGTCATGGACCGTTACTTCCTGGTTGTTTGATCAATGCATTGGCCTGCATGCCTGTCTGAATGCCTCCCAGGACAGCTCCACCAAGACCCGATACAAGGCCAAGGCCACTAGGTCCAGGAGCGGAAATAGGCTTGCTCTGCCATGCGGTAGCACCCATAGGTGGCAGCTTGGTCTGCAGATCAGCTAGGATTGGGGCATCAGGGAAGGGGCTGTAGATAGGGGCTTGCGGAGAGGGGCCTAGGATAGGCCGCATGGGCATTGGAGTCAGCTGGCTTATTGCCGCTGCTTCCTGTGCTCCACGCTCAATGAAGGCGTTTGTAGCCTGCGTATAGTAGTCCTCTGTAGCTGCCTCCAGGTTGGCGTTAAGCAGTGTTGCTTCACGTCCGTAGCTAGCAAGAGTATCCATCTCGAGGATACCGATAGTCTGGCCTTGTTGACCACGAGCAAGAACAGCGCCCTGAGCTTTCAGGGTTGTCCCCATCAGCTTCTCGCCTTCGAAAGCCGCACGACGTGCTTCATCTTCGAGAGCTGACTGTGCATCAAGGAGCTTACCGCTAAGCCCCATGTCCATGAACTTCTTCTGGAGAGAGAAGGCGTCACGCTGGAGATGGTATTGCGCCAGGTCATTGCTGTACTTGCTAGCTTGCTGAAGGTTGTTGAAATTGGATTGTACAACAGACTGGTAGAATGCCTGGCTTTGTCTGATGTTACTAAAGTTGACTTGTTGCGTCTGCATCAGCGATTGCTGAACCATACGCTTATTGTCCAGAGTGATCGCTCTATTGTTTGAGCGCATCTGGAACTGCATCTGTTGCAGCTGCAGCTGGTTGGCATTGATCTGAGCTTGGCTCTGATTCATCCATTGCTGGCGGGCCATCGCATTCTGATGGGCCACTGCGTTGGATTGTGCTTGGTACTGGCCAATTGCGCCAATACCGCCAACAACGGCAGATGCAACGCCTAGTGCTACTGGTGCGCACATAGCTTTGCGAACTCCACGAAGGTTACATTTGAGGGTGCTTTGAAACAGGCTAGCTTCTTGAACCCAAGCAAATGCAGGAGCTTCAAGTGTAGTTTGTTTCTGGTGTCTGCTGAGTTGTACAGCATAACGTATGGTAGAGCATTGAGATACTCTTTAGCGGTGCGAAGGAATGGTCTAGGGTTCTCCCCCTTTAGCGCCTCTAGAGTCAACATCCAGATCCGGCCAATGCCATCACTCTCAGGGATCACTCCACCGAAGCCTAGGAGCGTCCCTGAGGCGGTTTCAAAGGCCACTGGGTGTGGTGTTATCTCCACGGAAAAAGGGAGGCCTTCCAGGGGATTTAACCCACTAGCAATGAGCTCACGCTTATCTTCAAACGTGAGAAAGGGGGAGGCCAAAGCGGCCTCCTTGACTGTAGTGGGACGGACGATCAACTTAGAACGTCTTGATCCCTCTGTCGGTGTAGATACCATACCAGGTGGCTGTGACAAAGGATATAGGGAATGGGGTTGCTGTGTACAGAGACACACCTACTTCAGTACCCTTACCCATAACTGGTATGGTGTTGAGTTGTACAGAAGGTAGAGGTGGTGTGTTCAAATTGTACTGGTTAGCAATAACCTGCGGAATGTCAATCGAACGATCTGGCCTACCAGCATTGCTAACAGTGGCTGTGTAGGGACCAGAGTCGGTTGACTCGATCTCAATGCGGGTCACACGGGGAATGTTCACCGTATCAGAACGCACTGTACCGGGCTGTGGGGTTTGCTTAACATAGAAACGGGGAAGCGTAATTCTACTCTCGAATTGATACCCGATCGTGACTGCGTCAGCTCCGGTAAAATCTCCAGGCACGAGAACGAAGTCCCCGCCGCCATCGGTCTGAACGTCAGCATCAGTAAAATAGTAAACTCGCCCACGGTCAAGATCGTCTACGTCAACAACTACAACAGGATTCAGTCCAGCGATATGGGATATACTGAGATATACCTTGGTGTCATCCGATACTGATCTGTAGGTCACAGTATCCTGTGTATCCAGGAAGTCCAGACGGTAGTTCCAAGGAGCACCAAGGCTGTTGGTCTGGGTACCAGAGGTGTCGGAGTCCAGGGCAAACACACCTGCAACATAGTTGTTGTTGCAATTGGATACCACGTAAAGGTCAGAGTGGTGGAAGAAGAAGTGCTCCACTTCGCAGGGCATGTCCCAGGTGAACCAGGATGCCAGGACCCTGTTACCCCCGTTTGAGAAGTACTTGAATAGGTACATCTTCTTAGGATCTGATGCACTCAGGAAGATGATCAAGTGGGCATCAGGGGAACAATCGACCAAGCGGAGGTCAGAGGGGATCAGGTTAGGATTGGTCTTACTGAGATCAGCTGTCTGAGGCTTACGGTTGGCAGACGGGATAGACATCTCCGTTACCGTTGAGAAGCTCTGGTTCAGATCACAGAAGACAATAGACTCACCTGTATCGACTGGCTCGATGTTCGGGTTTGTGCTGAAGGTACTGTAGCGCTTCACCGATGCAGAGCTAGCTGAGAATTCAGCAGCACCTGTCTCCACATTCAGGATGAACTGAGCATGCTCGGAGAAGATAACCAGACCACCTTGGTCAGGGATAGCGTACTTCAGCTTCACAGGACGTAGTGAGCCACAGGCCAGGTCCACAGCATCAGCATCTGTAGCAACCAGGGCAGAATTCCTGAAGAAATTGAAGAAACTACCTGGCTGAGAGGCTAGTACATTACCCTCTGAAAGTAGAATCAATCTATTTTTGAAGAAAGTAATGCCAGAGATTGTGTAGCCATTGAAGCTGGGCCAGGGGTTTGTCTCCAGGTCACCCACACGACGCTCCACCCAGTAGAGATCCTCTCCAGCTTTGTCAGCTTCGTTCAGGGATCTGAAGGTGAAGGTATCGTTGGCTTCATGGATCACCACGTGTGGCATGGTGTCAGGATCCAGGTAGACCAGTTCGCCTGGCTTTACTGTTTCCTCCCATACACCAGCACCGTACTTCTCGTCACCGTCCACGATGAACTTGACGTAGTAGTCATCAACGATGTCACCTTCCAGGTTGGCCACCTTGAACACGAAACCGTCTTCACAGCGGACAGGGAGGCGAGACACGTTAGGCACTGAGCCTTTGTATGCTGTGATGGCTGATCCAGAAACACCACCGTCAGCATCGACAGTGAAGTTACGAATCTCTGTACCGACAGTGGCTACATCAATAGTGAAGCCAGAGCCTGTACCACCGATCTCAGTGTTGGCAATGGTCAGCAGGGTGTCTGTAGCTGCATAGCCATACCCAGCATCTACGATCGTTACAGTGGTTACTACACCTCCAGCTACTGTGATGTCAACCTTGTTCAGTGATCCAGAACCACCAGTAAGGGCTACGTCCTCGTAGGTCCCATCTGTGTAGCCAGAGCCACCTACAAGGTTGTTGAAGGTCAGGATACCACCAGCCTTGGGGCGTAGGGTGAATCCATTACCAACGGCTGCTCCAGTCCATCCTTGTGGCAGTGAGGTGATGATCCCCGTTATGGTCCCTTGGATCGAGATGTTACCCGTTGCAGGGGTTGTGTATGTGTAGGCGTTGTTGTTGATGTAGACGTTGTACTTGGTATCGTAGCCAACACCATTCACTTGGATGAAGGCTTCAGGGTCCCGAACAGTAGAGGTGGTGCTCAGGGTTCCCGTAACCTTGGTACGGTTAAGTACGAAGTTGTAATCGTTAACCTGTAGAACGTCAAAGTCCGACCGTGCTACACCAGCGATGTATGCTTTAGCTTGGGTTGTTGGTACGTTGACTGTCTTCTCTACACCAGTCTGGGCATCCCATACTCTGAGTTCCCCTGTTGCTGAGAACTGACCGAAGAACTTCTCATCGGTAGTCTCTACGATGTTGAACCAAACGCCATCACTGGCAGCGTTAGTCAGCTGATCCACCAACTGCATTCCTGGCCTGCGCTTCAAGCCGAAGGTAATGTCAGGCAGGTAGTTATTGCACAGTACTGCCTGGCCTGGCTGCTTCAGTGAATCTGGCTGTTGGCTAACACCTCCAAGAAACGATGGAATTCGTTGAGCAATAGCTCCCATTTCTATCTCCTGAGTGTTTGATAAGGCATGTATGTGTAGACAGGGTTCTGGCCATCTCTCGTTCCGAGTACGTTCGGGTTAGAGGTGCGCGTATCATACTCAATACAGGCTGCACGTAGCAGCTGTTCATCCTGTACGATAAGCTCATAGGTCTCCTTGGACCCCACATAGCGCGCTTGGAAGTTACGTCCAGCACGAGCTGTCACGTACTCCTTGAATGGTTGTGGCATATCCTCGAAGTCAACAAGCCACACTACATCGCACTTGAGCTGCTCATCAAACTGATACACGTGGTACCGCTTGTCGTAGATCTTACCTTCACGTACCACCAGCTGGTAGTCGTTACCGTGCTCCTCGAGGTTGGCCTCGAAGTAGATCAGGTTGCTTGGGATGCTTATCTCTTTAGTAACTGAGTCAGGAGTAAACGGATACTTCTGCTCTGAGTTGAAGTCCCAGCCTTCAGACAGGACACTACGTGTCACCTCATCTAGGATGGCGATGGCACTGTAGATCTCTGGGTTGTCATTATCGATAGTGTTTACTGCTGAGGCACCGATGTAAGACAACATCTGGTTGACAGCATCAAGCTTGGTTGTCATGTGCTTAAGGGAGTATGCCCCGGTCTGGGGGCAAGCGTAAAAAAAAAGGGGGCAGCCGAAGCCACCCCCTTAGGATCAGGCCAGGTTACGAAGAGCGCCAGCAACGGACACGCGGACAGAACCGCAACCCATTGCAAGACGACCCACGATCATGGAGCCTTGGTATTGAACGTTGAAGTCACCGCTGGTGGTCTGCACGCTGGGGCCGATGGCCTCGACGGTAGCAGCAGCATCACGGTGGAAGATGAGACCACAAGCGTTGGAGAAGTCGGTGGCGTCACCGTATCCATTCTTCTCGTTGGTGTCATCATTGTCCTCGATGGTAGTACCAGTGGAGGTACCATACTTGCCGAGGAACGGAATGTTGTTGGACTTGTAGATCTTGATACCGGCGATCTCATACAGACCTTCACCGGAGTTCAGCGAACCCTGGGTGGAAGTACCGATGTCACGGTTCAGGATGTTGGTGTCCACGCTGGAGATCAGGCTGTAGTACTGGCGAGGCGACAGCACTGCAACACGACCTTCCTGAGGAGCAGAACGCTCGTCAAGCACAGCAGCAGCTTCGAAGAAGCCGTCCACGATGGCCTGTGCGTTGTACTCGTTACCCACACCGATGTTGACTCGGAAGCCACCGGGCTCACCAGTCACAGCAGCGCTCTCGCCCGAAGCCAGATCGAGGGTGCGGAACACACGACGATCATAGTGCTGAGCAAGTTGGTAACCGATCTGACGGCTGATGGGGCCACGCAGATCGTAGTGGGAGAGAACTTCTTCCAGGTCATACAGGAAGGCGCTCGACACCAGGAGCTGGTCCATGGTGATCGTGGTCTCTGCCACTGGGGGCTCACCCGCAGTACCCAGAATGGGGGTACCAGGAGTGTGGTAGCCAGAGCTCATGGCTCCGGTGTGAATGAACTGAGTCTCCTTCTGTCCACGCAGGGTGCGGTTCATCACCAGACCCTTGGAGATCAGGTTGTTACGAAAGGACTCATACACTTCGCCACTGAACAGCTTAAGGAACAGAGCCCTTTCATCACCGGCACCATTTACCTGGCCGGGAGACGTAATGTTGACGTTGGTCATTGGTCTAGATTAAAGACAAGGTTTACGTTTGAGGCAAAGACTTGTCCCTAGGGGTCACTATTTGGAAACGTTTCGTTGGTCAGTCAGGTTATTCAATTGTAAGGTAAAACCTTTCATTGAGGGTATCCTCTCGGGCCTCTTGCAAGGGCCAGTTTTTAACGAGCATGGCGGCTCAATAACAAGAGGGGGAATCGAATCCCCCTTTGACCATTTAGATCAAGTCACCAGACCTTGCTAGCTTTGCTTCTACATCCATCCGGTATGCTGGATCCTCGTTGTAGCGTGGATCACGGATAGCTGCTGCCAGTTCAGCGTGCGAGCGGAAGCCCGGTTGAGGTGCAGGCGCACGTCCTCCAGAATACCGCTTACCTTGGCTGCCATTAGCTTCGGCGTACTTGGACTTGAGTCCTTGTACTGCCCAGTATGCGGCGTCAAGGTTGCCGCTGTTGACGACTGAATCGTAAGCTCCAATTTCTTCTGCAGAGAGATTCTCAGCAGCCCATTGGGTCATCTCTACGTAGGATTGCTGACCACCTACCGATTGGTAAATACGCTGAACCTCGGCGTTTGACACCTGTGCTTGTTCAGCTTGACCGCGGGACTCTGAGATGTACTTTGCCCAGGTCTCAACGAGCGTGCGGGAGTCAAGCTCCGACAGCGCGTCAAGAGTCTCAGGGGAAATGCTTCCACCTTCATCGAACTCCTGAGCAGCTTTCTCCAGACCACGACGGACTAGATCTACTTCTACCTCTTCAGCCTGCTCTTCAGCGGGCTCAACGGGGGCTTCTTCTTCAGCGGGTGCTTCAGTCTTCTCACCAAGCTTCTTCTCCAGCTCCTTGTAGGCACGCTCCAGCTCTTCAGCTGACTTGTACTTACCGGCATACCGGACCTGCTCTTCCTGCTCTGCACGAGCTTGCTGGAAGCGACGTTGTGAATCGTCCTCTTCAGCTTGTGCTAGGCGCTCACCCTCGGCCAATGCTCGGGCTTCAGCTGCCTTCACCGCCTGGTCATCTTCAGACGGATCGTAGAATGTGGATGTGTTTGACATGTTCAGTGGGTTACGGTGCGAACGCCGCCAAAGGTTGGCTTGACCTTGTCGGCTGGCTTGTACTTACGCTGCTTAGGGGTAAGCACTTCTGGCTTCTTCTCCTCCTTCACCTCTGGTTCCGGGAGGTTAGCCGGCTGCTCCACCTTGAGGGGGGGCTTCTTGCGGGGTGCTGTCATTTATCTGATCGAGAATTCCTGGGTTCTTAGAGGGGTCCATGACTGGTGTGCCTGCCAGCTGTCCAGCTTGATCCATAAGGGACTGCTGCTGTGCTGCTTGCTGGGCTGCCTGCTGCTCCTGCTGACGCTCTTCTGCAGTCTTGATCAGGTTTAGCTGATCGATACCTGCGGAGGTAGCAAGGCGCTTGGTGAACTCCTCGAGGTTTACAAAGGTTGGGATCTTGTCAGGACCAATGGTCTGGCCCAGAGTCTGGATGAATCCAGTCAGGGCTTGCAGGTCCTGGCCACGGCCAACACCGGACAGGCCGGCTACGACAGTGGGGAACACGAGATCCTTGGGCAGCTTCGGTAGTTCCTTCTTGCGTTGGAGTTCCGAGAGCTTACGGTTGAGATAAGGTGTAAGCAGCTCAATGGTGAGGCTGCTGTAGATACCACCCAGCTGCTCATCCAGCTCAGACTTGGTAGAGCGGATCTCTTCTGCGGTAGTCCGCTCAGAGTCACGCACGTTCAGGCTGAGGAATGCATCGCTGAGGCGTTGCGTCAACATGTTGATCATGTCGTACGCTGTCTTGAAGTCAGCCGTCTTACCGACTTGTACAACTCCGACTTCATCAGGGCGGCCCTGAATGACGGAGCCGTTGTGGGCTTCGGCCAGCTGCTTCGGCTTGGTTGTGGAGCTGGGGCTAACGAGGAAGACGACCTTGGATGCAGCACTGCTGCCCTCCACGATCGACTGCATCAAGCTATCCAGGGAGCGGAGATCACCAAGGAACTCCTCCACACGTCCACGTCCATAGCTCTCACCGTCTACCATCTGGAACCGCAGGGGGATCCAGGGTGAGGTGTTCTTGGGAGCACTGCTCTCTGTATCGGGTAGTGGCTTGCCATCTACCTCTTGGTACCAGGACCAGCGCCCATTCTCGAGAGTCACCCAGGTGTACAGGGCTGCCTCGTCAAGGTCTGGGTTGATGACAAGATCACCAGTGATGTTACCACCACCACCTTCGCCGACATGGTTGCCGGGCATCATGTCACCGCCACGCTGAAACTCTTCAGGCAGGGTTTCACGGGGCACAGCCTCGAGTGTAACGATCTCAATGACGTTACCATCGCCATCTCTGTTCACTACATAGCGGTCAAGCGGGTACATCTTGAGACCCTTTGAGCCCATGAAAAGCAGGGCATTGCCGCATGTGACCAGATGACGCATGGCCTGTGAGATGATCACACGGTCAGCTGTCTCTGCAATGTTCTGCATGACCACGCGCTCCATCTTGGAGAGCACTTGATCGATCTCAGAACGTGCCTTCATATCCAGCTCAGGATCCTTGGCCAGTTGGCCGTCGTTGATCTGTAGCTTGAAGAAGGTTTGGTTGATTGGGAACAAGGCCAGCATCAGTTTGCTAGCCATTACGTTTACGCCTTTGGCGCCCACTGATTGCCACGGTGTTGGGAGGTAAACTCCGTTCGAGTGGCCTGAAGGGGGCAGTAGATATGGAAGCGTTAGCTTCGAGCAGTCACGGGCGATGTCCAGAAACTGTTGGCGTGTGGAGCTGAGGCGTACATACCGCTGCTCAGCTGATAGTCTCTCTTTACGATCGTCCATTTATCATACTCCGATAGCGAGGCCACTAGATGTGGTCACATCGTCAGGAGTAGCAAGGCCAGTAGGACCTGTAGCGTCACCAATAGCGAGGCCTGTATCATTTGATGTGTCGAGTACTTCATCTGTGCCTTGACCATTAACGTCAGGTACTGAGGTTGCTGAGTCTTGTGCGCCAGTCTCGAACTCACCACGGATGGTGTCGGTAGGCTCAGCTGTGGATACATCTGTATCGCCAGCAATTCCAGCCATGATTTCACCCATGGATTCCTCCATACCGGTCAGTACCGAGTCCATAGCTGTAGCGAAGTCTTCTGCCCAAGCATTCTGCTGGGCTGCCATCTCATTGAAGAATGACTCAAAGTCAATGGCGTAGGGATCTTCAACTGCTGGCTCTGTAGACTCAACAGCTACATCTTGTACAGGATCTGCGACATCACCTACGGTACCACCAGCACTGATAAGACTATCTAAGGTCTTGTCATTCTTGCTGATCTGATCATAGAATCCGCCACTCTTGTTGTAACCAAAGGCTTGATTCTTTCCTGGGGTAGCACCCTGGATAGCCTTCTGCGTCTTGGATAGATTGGAGATCCCAAGATCACCAAGAGCTTGGCCAAGGAAGGCCTCCTTCTGGTAAGCCGATTCGTTCTGATTCTGATAGTATTTAGTAGCGCTCTGCTCCAGGCCTACACCCTGCTTGTTAGCTTGAGAGTAAACCTTGTCCAGACTAGCGCCTGTGCTCTTCTTAATCTGCTTGGCTTCCTTCCTAGACAGGGTGGAGCCTGCATTCTTGAGAGCCTTACGTACTCCTTGATTGTTCTTCTTTGCCATTAGCCTGCGATTGATAGTCCTGGGTTAGATTTAGCTACTAGTTGTCCGGTACCCATCGACCTGTTCTGGTTCCGGTCCCGTGGTTTGATACGACGTGCTTCGTTCTCATTCACGGTGGGTTGAAGTCCCTGAGCTTTCAGGGCTGCCATCTCAGACTCCTTGGCTAGCCGACGATTCTCCATCATCTGTGCTGCCATCTGTTGCTGTGCCATCTTCTGGCTAGCAGCAAACTGCATCATCTGAGATTGCATCTGCATAGCCGCTTGCTGCGACTGCTGCGATTGTGATAGTTTGAATTGTTGGAATGCGTTGTACTGGCCTTCCTTGAATGTACGCTCATTCTGCGCCACCATTTCGTTGTGACGTTTCTGAGCCTTCCTCTCGGTGCGCTTGTACTGGCGCTTCATCTGCTTTTCGGAGCGCTTCTGAGCCTGCTCCTGCTTCTTCATGTCAGAAGAAGAAGGTCCCGAAGGACCTCCACCACTACACATGGGGTTTCTCCAGTTCTTGTTTGAGGTGTCGAACAACAGAAACTTGACCAGCCCGGTAGGCTACCTCCCTAGGGTCCAGCATGTGGTCCGGGTAGGTGTCCGGGTAGAGCTGCTCAAGTTTGTTGATGAGGCGCTTGAGTTGAGCTGAGCTGAACTCTAAGGTGGGGTCAATCATTGAGGTTTCTTCTCAGAGAAGAGGCACTTATCCCCGTCGCAAGCCGCTGGGCCACTGGCCTCGTGGGCAGTTCCATAAACTGACATAGCCAGAGCAAAGTCGTCAGTGATACGACGCTCCAGTACATCACGTTCCAGCTGCTCGTATGTCTCCCGATCAATAGGTTCAAACGGGAGGCGAGGGAATGTTTCATTGGCATCGAAACGAGCCAGCAAGGCGGCAGAGATGTATCCTTCATCAGCTTGGATAGCCTTGTGGATGAGGGTAGACAACTCTTCGATCTCGTGCTCGCGATACTCCAGCGTTGCTGAAGTGTTGTGGGTTGTGTAATACTTCTGCACTTGCATGTAGAAGTCCCACTGTGCGTTGATTCCAAAGCCGTTAATGTTGTACTGGTCGCAGCCAGGAAGATCAGCCCAGGGTGTCTGGACAGGGATCTCTACAAGCCACTCAGTGCAGCGGGGATCACGAGGATCGTCCAGCAGAGCACCTGTCTCGTCACGATCTGACTGAGACGGAATGATCTTGTAGCCGTAAGCCTCACAAGCCAGAGCGACAGGATCGTTCTTGGCAAAGGTGATGCGACGGATAAACCGTGCTGCCTTGGGCGGGTGCCAGCCAGGAGCAGCCCCGGTGAGAAGGGACTTGGTTCCGGCAGGTTGTACGGTGGTGAAACGGTTGGGGATGCGCAGTCCGTGGCGGTTGCAGTACTCAGTGACTGTCTCCTCTACGGTACGACGCCAGAAGTCAAGGTAGTTGCTCTCGACAATGCGATAGCCAAGACCTTCAGGACCATTGGGGCGGCCCTTCTCCCACCAATCAAGCCAGCCTGCTCCGAATGCCTTCACGAAGAAGTCGAAGAGACCAGTGAAGCTGACACCAATGATGGGATCGACTTCACGGCTGAACTGATAGCGGGGAACTTTGAACTCATGATGGAGCAACGCTGCGGCTGCAATTGCTCCTGCCTTGAACGCACGATGCTGGGCATCCCAGTCATTGGGATCCAGCTGGTTCAAGTGGATCTCAGCAAGGTTACAGTGGAAGTCCTTGCCAAGTATTTCACCACAGGGGTTCAAGCCGTAGCGACCCATGCGGTGTTCAATGTGGTCAGCACCTAGATCCTCGAGGTATCCTGCTGCGAGATCTGGGGATGCCTCGTAGAGATAGAGGAACTGGCGCTTCTTGTCGTCAGTATCCAGGAAGTCAACGCTACTCCGAGCAATAGCCTCGGGGGCGTACTGGATAGCACCTTCTCCTGAATAGAATTGCTTGGTAACACTAGCTTTAACCTCGTCAAACGTAGGCTTGGCGTGGAATACCCGAGTGTGATTAGCCATGCGTAGCGCATCACGCTCAGGATCAATCCGCCACTTACCATCTTCGCCCTGTTGCCAGAGATTGTCTTTTGCTACTGCTGCTGCTTCATCGTCACCGTGGAACTGGCGCATGCCAGCAGAACGGCGAACGTTACCTGCCACAACGGCGAGGCTCGATTCATCTAGCAGTAGGCAGCACTCAACAGAAGTGAGCTTACGACCGTGTGCCTTGGAGAGAATTTCTCCAGCACGTCGATAGAAATGGGCGAGCTTAACTGGGTTGGCCACCCCACCGAAGCCGGCAATGGGTGAGCCAGGAGCCCGGACATGTGATAGATCGATTACTACCTTTTCGATCTTGTCCGGGCCACAAGCTAGATTAAGGAGTGAGAGGAAGGCGTCACACCAACCTTCTCGTGAATCGCCAACGGTAACAATGGCTTCTTCCTTGCTAATGGCCGCAATCGTGTGCTCAACTGGGTTTTCTTCTTCCCCAATTTTCTCCAGGATATCTAATGTAAAGTTTTGTCTCACTACTGGGAGCTTCTCAAAGGTGCGGGGCTCAATGATTGCTCCGGTACCAGAGCCCATCATCAGGAGCTCCATCTGCAGGCTGAAGGCCTCGAGATCTTCCAGGTCAGTGTTGGTGCAGTTGTAGGCACCACTGAAGTTCTTCTGCTGCTCAATCCAGGGGGTGCCACCTACCCACAGCCATCGGCCAGAGGGTAGAGCCTTGAGCTCAGACATCTGCTCACGGATCAGAGCAGCTTCATCTTCTTCCAGGTGTCCCACACGGGTAAGGCCAGATACACACCGCTCAACGGTGTCTTGCCATGTCTCTTTACCGTTCTCTGTGCGGCGTGAGTAGGTGCGGAAGTAGACGGGATTAGCGCAGGGTGCTTGCTTGGGAAACGACATATGCTTGGTTGAGTTGGTTGACTTTGGGATCGACTAGGTGAAAGGAAGAGACCCAGCCGATCTCTTCCCCGACATGTATTTCTACACAGTCTTCATGGGTAATTATTTCCGGTTGCGGCGGCAACAGCTGGGTAGACTCCAACGAAGATTCTACGGATTGCATCAGCTACTTCTCTATGTTCTAGTTGGGTTGCGGGGTCACAGCGGACCTTGAAGTAATGGATCCACGAGCGGACTGTACCTGACATGTACATCCGAGTGGGTGTTGATAGTGGAAGCACGCGGCGTGCGCACTCCTTGGCCACACCAGCATCCAGCATGGACTGGTAGAGGTCGTAGCCTGCCAGGTTGTGGCGTGCGATAGCCTCCTGGTAGCGCTCTACGAGCTGCTCTGGGAGGTCGTCTGTGCTGTTCTGCCTGTTCTTAAGGTCTTGTCTACGCAGAGCAGGCACGACGGGCAGTGGGGCCTGAGCATAGCGTTGGCTGAACTCTTGGAAGGAGAAGCTCCGGTGGCGTAGTATTTGGGCTGCGACATCACGTTCGGTTTCAATTTCAACGCACAGCGAGGCCATCTCAAATGGTGACCAATGCGCGTGGTTGATTAGGTACTTGATGAGTTTGGGGGCTGTGGCATCGTTGTTCTCGTTAGCTGGGTTCGAGACACGTGCCATCTTGGCGATCAACTGGTCGCCTTCAGGGGTAGCCCATACAAGCTTTACGTTCATACGAGATCAATCAGGGTAGGGGGTTGGTAGTTGGGGCCTTTCAGAACCTTACCGTCTTCACGGCGGATTGGCTTACCGTCAACAAGCTTGGACATGTTGGAAGCTTGAACCCGATCAAGGGCCTCATCCAAGTCCCAGCCTACTGCAGCAGCAAGCTGGTAGCAGACGTAAACGAGGTCTGCCAGCTCCTTGAGGGCCTCCTCTCGTGCGCGCTTGTTGCGCAGGTCGTCTGATGCGAGATACAGGGCTTCAATGAGCTCCTGGAACTCTTCTGAGATCAAGGTGCGTTGGAACTTCACCACATCCCTACTGAAGAGGTTGAGTGTCTGGCCCATTGCCAAACGGAAGTCAACGGCTTGCTGCTGGTGGCTCGACATGTTGTGTGATGGAAACGAGTTTGTTGATGTACGCCTGTGCCTTAAGCAGGTCGTCTAGGCTGCTCTCGTGGGCCTTGTGGCCTGCTCTGCAGATGTACTTGATAACATTGCCTTCCAGGTAGCCAAGCTGCTGGTCAGCAATGAAATCCCATACTTGAATCTTGCCACGTTGGTAGTGGGCTGGTGAATACTTACACATTTGGGATGGTGGTGGAAAATCATTCATCTTCGAGTCCAAGATCTTTGCGGATTTCTGAAGCCATGTCATAGTACTTCTTGGGTACGTACCCGATCTTCATGTAGAACCTCTCTAGATATATTTCAGCCAGAAGCTTCACCTTTAAGACTTTAGACTCCACAAGGTGCTCAAAGCGGATGACTTGCAACTGAACCCAGCGCATAAAGTGGGGTTCAAGGGCAATAGCTACAATGATGATTGTGAACAGGAAGTAGTAGACGTTCATGGGGTAAAGAGAATAGGTTTACCAGCTGCATCAATCATGTCAGCTGTGAGGATTGTTGCTAGGCGGACGGAAGTGATAGCATCTTCCTCGGTGTGGCCGGCGTCAAGAAAGGCGTCACGGACTACTGGCCAGTAGTCCCCATCCTTGACTTGACTGAGCAGCTGGTGGGCGCGCTTAGGGCCGATGCCACGAGCACCGGGGTAACCATCTGTCTGGTCACCGGTCAGCGCTTGCTCCCAGCGTTTGTAGATAGCAGCTTCTTTAGTTTGCTGAAAGAGTTCTTTGTTGTTCCAGATTTTGACTGGGAACTGTTGGAGGTCTTTATCTGGAGAGCAGAGGATGAAGTCGGGGTGTTTCCCGCTTGTGCAAGCGACTCCAAGAAGGTCGTCAGCTTCGAGCCCTTCCCTTTCGTAGGTAGGCCAGGTGTCTTTGGCCCATTTCTTGAGCTTAAGATACCCAGAAGGTTTCCGCTTGACTCGGTTTCCTTTGTAGTCTGGGAAGACTGTTTTCCTGAAGTTAATTGGGCTAGTTGTGAAGCAGAGCACATGTGTAGAATCGAAACGGGTCATGAGTTCCCGCATCAGCTGCTTGACGATCTGTTTGCCGCGCTTGAAGTCCCCGATGACAACAGTACATTCGGGGTTAAACTCCAGCTCGGTCTCAGATGTTGAGGCAGCTCGATACAGGATAGGGTCGAAGTCAATCAGTAGGAGGGTCATTGTGTTTGGTGAGGTATACGATGGCTTTAGCGAGCCTGAACACTTCCTCGTTCAGTAGCCCGATGGAGGTGTTGCAGTTGCTGCATAGGTAGCCGCGTATCTTGTTGGTGGCGTGACAATGATCTATGTGTAGCTTATCGGTTGCCTGGCAAATACCGCAGTAGGGCTCAGCGTTTAGTATTGCCCTATCCTCGTGGGTTAGATTGAAGCCATACTTGTGTTTGAAGTCTCTACAAGCCTGACACTCAGATGTGTGCCTCCATCTTTTTTCTCTGACAGACCACCTAGATGGGGCAGTCTCATACCCACAGTGCCTGCAGTTCAGGTACCTCTTAGTGGGTGTCTCCCCAATTTGCTCCGCTAACGACTTCGCACTCAAGAGCGATTCGGAAGTTGAATTTGGTTTGGACATCAGTCATTGATTGGTGTAGGTACTTGGTGACATCTTCGAGATCCTTGGGGTCAACCGACAACTGCACCTCGTCATGTACGAAAGCCATGTGCTGGACATCCATACCCTTGAAGTATCCGTTCATGTTGACCACCCAGTTCTTGCAGATGACAGCTCCAGCGCTTTGCAGTAGGTAGTTGAGGGCAGCGTGTGGCTTCTTGATCCTGATGATGCGGCCATCCAGGCCCTTGAGTTGTCCGCTCTCAGCCTTACTGGACACAGCGTCCATCAGTTCCTTGAAACCTGTAAGACCGTCCATAACAGCCTTTCGGATAGCCTTACCACGAGAGACAGCCTTGGCCTTACTAGCGCCTGCTGCCAGGCCCAGCTTGGCGTTACCGCCGCCGTAGATCATGCAGTAGGTTACGGTCTTACCGTTCTTCCGATCGGTGCCGTAGATCTCTGCAAGCTTTGTGTGGATGTCTCCCTCAAGTAGTTCCTTGCCGAAAGCCCCGCCATCGTAAGGAGCCAGATAGTGAGCAAGGCAGCGTAACTCCAAGCCACTTGCATCACTGCCGACTTGAAGTCTTCCAGGTCCGGGATTAAAGAGCTCTCGGTATTCGTGTCCGCTTGGGACTTGTGCGAGGTTGGGTCGGTTGTGGGCATTGCGTCCTGTGGCAGTGTTTAAAATACACGAATGATGGAGCCGGTTATCACTTTCAACAAGCTTAAGCCAGCTGTTATCTCCCTCCGACAAAAGGCCCAGAAACTTCCGAAGCTCCATGATGCGGGCGAACTTGTCTGCATCTGGGTGACCAACAGCCCGTAACACGGTGTCGTCGATCTTTGCTTTGCCTGTTTCAGTAAGCTCTGTGAATGTGTGACCATGGAGGGTGGTGAAGATCCAAGCAATGTGATCACGAGAGCCAGGATTGAAGTCCTTGAGCTTCGTGAAAGGGCAACCAGCAACATAGCCCTGTCTCTTGTTATCCCTCTTCGGGGTGAACTCTGCGCCTTGTACGAAGACGTATTTCGAAGTCATCTCGTCCGAGAGCTTCTCGATCTCCGTACGCAGCTTGTTATCCAGGCGCTGCGCAGCCTCAATGTCAAAAGGGTAGCCAGACTGCTCCTGCTCAGCCATGATGCGCTGGCATTCGTGCTCCAGCTGAATGGGATCAGCATAGAGCTTGACCTTGGGGCGGAACATCTGCACGAGCTTGGTCGTTACACGTACGTCCTGCTCACAGTAGTCTTCCATCTCACGGCTGTACACCTGCCAGTCGCAGGTCTTACCGAACTCACCCTTGCGGAACTTGAGTCGGTATCCCCAGCTCTCCAGGCTGTGACGGCCATAGAGGTTAGGGGGCATGTCCCGTGGCTTGCTACCCAGGTCCCGGTCAAGGATGTCCGTGAAGAACAGGCGGGACAGGATCAGGGTGTCGTAGATCTTAGCCTCGATCTCCTTGAAGTAGGGGTAGAGGCGTTGGATAGCCGGGATGTCGAAGTTGACGATGTTGTGGCCCCAGATCTCATCGGCTTCCATCAGAAGCTCGTTGATACCTACGTTGATGTTCCGCTCTTTCGAGTCAGGCTCATCATTAAATCGATAGACCTCACCAGTCTCAACGTCCTGAATAACCAGACAATGGATACGATCGAAAGTACGTACAAGGCCATTGGTCTCAATGTCAAAGGTTAGAATCACAGTTGTACTCCAGATGGTGGACGATTGAGATAAGCCTGTCTGCATTCAGGCAAGCAGTGCCCTCAAGGCGGAACACCTCTTGGTTGTACTTGTCTAAGAGCAGAATTGTTGGGAACTTGTGCACCTCGTACGAGACGAGGATGGACTTGTGATACTGCGCCTCAAGCAGTGGTAGGTGTTGGTGGTAGTCGGTATCCTGCAGCACGTAGTTGCGGATACTTTTGAGAAGCTCACCCTCAGGGCTCTCATCTATGATGAGCACTACGTTAGAAATCGGTAGTGTCGATAGATGGTAGTACCTCAGCAGCTTGCATTCTTCCTGTTTGTTTGTTGTAGATGAGTTCTCCTGCATCTCCTGTGGCTCCATTGAAACGGTTTTTGAGTACTCTGAGTCTTGCACAGTCTGCTCCGGTAGATACAGCCCGTTCCAGGCCGATGACAACATCTGAAAGCTGCGAGATTGAATGTGAACCTCGAAGCTGCGACATAGAGATCTGAGCCCCATCCTCATGGCCTCGATCATCTCGACCCCTCCTAAGGTGAGAAATAAGGAACAAGCCAACACCAGTCTCCTCTACGAATGAGCGGAGCTTGGTCATAGTGACATCGATCATCTTGCGCTCATCATCATGGTAGGTACCAGACAATAAGATGCTGAGGTGATCGAGGATCAAGAACTGCACGCCCTTAGCTTTAACTAAGTAGCGCATATCGTTCAGGATCACGTCAGGATCGATAGAGCCAAAGCCGTCTCGAAGATACAAATTCCCAGAACCAACGCTGAGATCAAAAGCGCGCTTAAAGTCTCGTTCATCTAGGGTGTTGTCGAGGTGTAGTGGTTTGTTGGCAACAACAGTCATCAGTCTGAGACCAGTACGTTGTACTGACTCTTCTAATGCGATGTAGCCGACCTTAAAGCCTTGAGCGATAAGATGCTGGGCGAGTTCCCCGCAAAGGGTGCTCTTACCAGCTCCGGTACCGGCTGTGATGGTGATAAGCTCCTTGAGCCTGATGCCACCAGTAACGGTATCGATAGCAGTCCAAGGCCAAGAGCAGTCCCTGCCAACCATTGGAGCCCTGAGAAGATCATAGATCTCAGCTCCTGATATGATTGACTTAGGGGTGTAGCTCTGGGCGTTCCAGATAGCTTGTCTGATCGCCTCACCGTCAACAGCTTGCAGCGCCTCTGATGCATCCTTGTATCCTCCAAGGCTAGCGATCTTAACCTTGTCTGGTGGGAATAATTGAGCGCACTCAAGTGTTGCAGCTTGTCCTGGTTCATCAGCGTCGAATAGAAGAACGATCTCCTCAAAGCCCATCAGCCAAGTTAGCTGATGCTCGAGATCCTTGCGGGCTCCCTTAGCTCCTGAGAAGATAGAGACTACTGGCCATTTGGGCATTGCCTGATAGACAGACAACGCATCCATTTCGCCCTCAGTGATTACGACTCTCTTGCCGCCACCAAAGAGCTGTTGGCCGAATAGGCGCTTCTCAGCGTTCTTGCCCCGCCACTTGAAGTTCTTCTCTTGGTCTTTCTCCTTGTAGCCAACAACGCGGCCAGCTACATCGGTGTAAGGGAACCTTATGTGAGGCCCCTCGACCTTGACGTTGAACTTACGGCAGACTTCTTCGCTGATCTTGCGAGCACGCAATGCGCGATGCTCACCAAAGTAAAAAACAAGGCCCTCAGATGGGGCCTCGCTGTCTTCTGTGCTTGTCACATGGTTACATGAGAAACAGTAGGTGTGGCCATCAGTGTATAGACTGTTGGCGTCTGAGCTACCGCAATTGTCACAAGGGATGTGACGTACGAACTCAGAGTCTGAGCTCATCGAGCACCTCCACGTAATCTACAAGAGCATTACGCAGGTCGCTGATGTTGACGTGGAAGTCGTGCTCGTATTCATCGACGATTGCATCAAGCTCGCGCATGAAGATGTCGATGTCAGGATTCACTTTAGCCATGATTCGGGAATGGAGGGACCAATACACCATGGGAACCCGTGCTTGTCTGCCCAGGCCCCGTAGGTTGTCTTTGAAGATTTTGATAGCTTGTTGTTGGCTTGGAATACAAACCTTATGTCTAGACTGGGATGAGCCTTCTTAACCGCAAGCATCTTGGTTCGGTCTGCTGGCTTGAAGAAGCCTTTAGCCTCAAGGATAACGCCGTTAGGAAGTTCAAAGTCTGGGGTGTAGGTTCGTTTGCATACATAATCGAGGTGCCTGCACTCATAGAGATAGGGCACCCCAACCTTGTCGAGTAGGGCAGCAAGGCGTTGCTCGAACTTAGAACGGAAGTTCTCAGAAATCATAGCCGCCTTCTTCTTCAGCATCGGGCGCTACCTCAGCGGCTACCACATTGGGAGCACTGAGCTTGAAGCCGTCACGCTTACCGAACAAGGCAGCTACGTCCTCTTGTGCTAGGTCACCGGAATCGACCACCTGCCCGCTGTTGAGCTCAAGTACCTGAGCACCAAGGACGATCAGCTTTGTGCCCAGCTTGGGCTTGGTGTATGGCTTCTGCTGGACAATGAGGACTACCTTGGTGCCCTTGCGGATGCCCTTGCGGGTTTCAAGGGGGATGATGTCGCCATCAGTGTCTACGAAGACAACCTCAGGCAGCTTTGTCACCCCCTCCTCTTGCTGGTTGTAGGTGTACTTAACCAGCCCTTCCTCATCCCACTTGGGATCGTTGGTGCGCTTGGTGGTGCCTTTGCTGGCTGCCCATTCCAGCAGCTCAGCTCGGTCAGGCTCGACCTGCCCTTTCAGTACCTCAGCAGGGATGCGGAAGCTGAAGCAGCAGTTCTGGAACTTACCGCTTGGCTCGCCAACGTTGACGAAGCCCTCAAGGGTGGTCTCAAAGGTGTAGCGGTTGTTGGTCATTTGTGGATGTGTGCGATGTAGTTGATGATGGTGGGCAAACCGAACCCGACCAAGATGATCGGGATCAGCATGTAGTGGGTGTCAGGAATAAAGATCACATCAGCAGAAGAAGTAGTGGGAATGGTTGACTTGATCTAGGTCTAGGTCTCCGATGATCATGTCATCAGGAACCTTAAGGCCTAGCTGTTTGGCCCAATCCTTAAGTGGGTCTCCTTTGTACATCTCAGCAAAGTGCAGCCTGATGCCCTGCTGCATGTCATCCATGTCGCAAGAGCGGCCAAGGATGCAGTCATGAATGCAGGTAAAAGGCTTATCCCATTCGCTGAACATGAAATGCAGCAGTGATGCATCTAGAGAGTGGATGAGGTTAGGGCTGATAGAAGAGGAATGCCTGCCAGAGTCTGGCGTGTGATTCTCTTCATCTCTAGCTATGCTCATCTTTCTGACTGAGCCCATGATTCTGGTCTTAACGATATCGCAGTTCCACTTGTGGTGGATCTGGTGAACGATAAAGCCAGAGGGAGTGACCCAGCTGATCTCCTTGTTCCCATTCCTGATTAGATCTCTAGCTGACTTCTGCAGCCAAGACATAACGGAAATAGGGCCAGGGAACACCTCAGGCACTGCCTTACAGAAGATCGCGTTCACGATCTCAGTCTCATAGGGCTTCAGCTCCTCATCTGTCCTACCCTGCTCTTGTAGAGCCATGTAGATGTAGTGCCTAGCTGACTCCTTAGTGACGCCATAGGGTAGCGTCATCACTGTCCGCTTGGTGACCTTACGATCGATCCAATCTCCTACATGCTTGGGTAGGAACTTTCTAGCCCGTTCTGCCACGGTCCTGTAGCCATCAGAAGGCACAGGGGTGGGCACCACATTAACTTGATAGGCTGCATCTCTATTCAGCGTTAAGGCTGAGAGATGCTGCAGACCAGAGCATGTGGCATCTACGCCAATGGGTAGGCCAGAGGTGGCCTTAGTCTTGGCGATCAGGCAGTCGTGGATCTCAATGGCAGCAGCCAAGAACATCCAAGGCTCATCAGCTTTTGACCAGATAGGGAGAGCTTCCACGGGGTCAGCAGCTATGATGGTGAACATCTCGTGCTGTTCCTTAGCCCAAGCGATGCGATCAGCATGTGTCTTCTTGTCTAGACCCCAAGTGGTGCCGGCGTGCCAGTACAGCCAATCGGCGTTTATGGGGCCTTCCTCAGCAAAGTAGAACAGGCTCTTTTGGAAGTCTGTACCCTGTGGCTGAAGAGAGGTGCATATGCTGTAGACACGGCCACGATAGTCAAAGTTCCACGGTAAGTAGAACTCTGGCTCATCCTTAAAGATGTTGGCTACGTACATAGCCTCAGTGGTCTGCCAGTTCTTGGCTGTGAGCTTACAGTTCTCATCTTCAACTGCCTTACGGTAGCGACGATAATCCCTGATCTCTTCCTTGGTGGCATCCTCAGATAGCCAAGACTCAACAACAGTTGCGGCCTTACGATGGAAGCAGCCAACCTCCATCCAGTGGTCGTAGCAGTACTGAGCCGCATCAAGGACAGGCCTGTTGAGCCTGTATGCCACGGTCTGTAGGTTGTTGAGCATCTCAAGGGGAAGCTCGTTCTGAGCCTGTGGCGTGCCTTTATGGCCTCGCACAAGGGTATGGGATCTAGCGTCAGCAGTAAGGTACCCACCATGTTGCTCTGATGACCAAGGGACTGGCTTACAAAGCATTGGCCACGATAGGTAGGCCATGTTGCATGCAGCATTCATAATTGAATCCCGTATGCCTAACAGCTCCCTCGTGGGGTAGATAGTGGTGACCTTCTTGTTCTTGCCGATCATGTGGGTCTCTATTGTGAACCACTGGTTTCCAGTAGCCTCAGCGACCCAGTTCAGCATTTTAGCCCCTATCTTGTTGGTCTGTAAGGGACTCCAAGCCTTCCACTCTATGCCTTGTTTGTTCATAGAGCGGGCCATACCTGTGACACGATAAGCAACGGACTTATGTCCGTGCTCATTCCAGCTTCGCTCTATGTGGTCGTAGAGCTTTGGTGCCTGCTCTCGATATGATGAGAGCCTAGCCTCATGGTGTATTGCTGCACCAATCTTGCTAGTGACACTCTTTATCTCGTTATCTACGACCTGTTTCTTGTTCGGCCTGTCCTTAAGGAGCACTGAGTCCATCACCACCTTAAGGGTGATAACGACCAGAATCTCGGGGTCCATCTTGCCAACGGTGTTAGCCACAAGGGCCATATCACGACCAGCCACACCCCTGAGAGTGTGGTTGATGTTGGCTTGAAAGGTACTTGCACAGGCCTCTACGGCGGCTTTGATCAGCTTTGAACCGGTAAGGGTCTGTGAGCCCCTACCCTTATCCTCAGCCTTGTTAGTGCGGCTTAGAAGGCGCTCTACCGCCTCATTGTGTGAGCGTGTCTCGAGTGCGAGCTGCCGGCTTACAGCAGCTAAAGACTCATCACTCATACGATCTCCGATAGGGTGTACTCAAGCTGACCAGCGAGATAGAGGCTGTATTCCTCATCTGTGAGCTGTTCAGCGGCCTCTTGAGACAGTGAGATGATGTATCCCTCAGTGTCTACGTAGCATTGGTCATCGAGAATGATCATGGCGTGTGATGGTGATTAAGTGGGTCTGACTACTAGGCTTCAAGCTCATCAGCGAGCAAAAGCAGTTGTGAACAATCGACAACCTCCACATCAAGGAGCTTGTATTTCAGTTGATCTGCAGCAGCTCGCAGGGCGGCAGCAGCAACCCAGCGAGATTCGTTGAGACAATCATCTGGGCCATAGGATTGAGCACCATTGGCAGCATCAAGCACCGCCTTCGCGGCGGGGGAGAGGTCAGTCATCGGGCAGGGCCTCCAGGGCGCGGTGTGGATGTGGTTTCATGATGGGTTAAAGCGGGTTTGAAGCAGAGGTGGTGATGCTGTGGTCTCTATTCCATCGGTCACCTCCGGTCTAATGGAAGGGGCCTCAGGGTTGTCTCCCCTTGGGCTGTTAATGGCCTGTATCTCAATAAGGGCTGGTTATTGAGAATCCTCATCGGGGTCCACCTCAACCAGCTGTATGCCGATACCCCATTCGGTAGCGATGCTCTTGAGGTCTAGAAAGACCTTTGCAGCATGCTCTTTGTCGTCGCATGCCTTAGCTGCGTCAAACTGCGCTCCCAGGGCATCACAGCGCTCACACATCTCTATGTAAGACTGCTCAATGGGGGTGGGTGCTTGGCCCCGCTTGTGTCGTTCTGTCATGGTGTGGTGCCGTGATTGTGAAAGTTGGTAAACCGGGAACCTCAGAGGGAAGCTCCCGAATGATTGGTTGAGGCTCCTTAGCCTCAGGCCAGCTTGCAACTGCTCTGTTGATCTCAGCATCTACCTTTGCGTCTATCCAATGATCCTCAAAGAACCTAAGGATGCCGTCGAGTAGATGCTCGAGAATAATCTTCAAAACTGGATGTAGGTTGCGGGTATAGACCCGTAGCTTACGCCTCAGAACTCTGAATTTAGAGAGTTTAGGTGACCAGCTAACCTTAAATGCTGCCAGGCTCACAATAGCCTCCGAGAGTAAGGTCACGCACAAGTGCGCTCACTCGTCCTTTCTCAACAGCTGTAAGCTCATAGCCCAGTTCCTCACCGAGCTGCTCCCTGATAAAGCTGGCGACTTGACCCCTTGCAAAGGGCGTAGCGCCCACTAGCTCAGCTTGTACGGTGTCGCTGCAGTAGATGCGGGCTGCCTCCCTGCCTAACTGCTTAAGGGCAGCTACAGGCGCAGCCATAGCCTGACCAGCGAGCAATAGAGCGGCCCCAAGGGGCAGGGCAAGTGGTGCAAGTTTGTTGGTCATGGTGTGTACCTCGTGTGATGGTGAATCAGAAGATGTCTTCGATCTCGAGCTCCCATGCTGCACACTCTTCGAGGTAATCTCCAAGGGCAGCTAGGGCTCGAGCCTGAGCGAGCATGTCATGCTCACTGTAGAACAAGATGCGCTCAACCAGAGTTGAGTTGGGATGTGGGTGTCGGTTACTGCCAGTCGTCATTGTTGTTCGTGATGATGTGGGTAATGGAGTTGGGGTGCTGGTGGATGTGAGCGTTGAGCTCCATTGCTGCGATCCGCGCCTCATAGACGCCAGTCGCATAGCAACAGAAGTGACGGCGCTGGTTGCGCTCATCCTTATAGATGACGGTGTAGTGCATGGGCATCAGTTAGGCCTCAAGGGTTGATAGGTACTGATCAGCCTGAGCTAGAAGGCGCTCAGCGGCGTCTAGAAGGGCCTGTAAGGCTTGCTTAGCTAGGCGTTGGGCCTTCTGTACCTTAGAGCGCCTAGGAAGGCGTACAAGGGCAGTCAGCTGATTGTTGGCCTTGTGGACAAATGATCCAAGCGTGTAGCCCGCAACATATACGGCTACACAAACCTTGACAAAGATGCGCACGTAGCGCTCAAGACGTTGTTCGAAGTCCATTGGTTGAATGATGATGGTGAATTGGTAGGGTGCGAGAACACCCTAGAGAGGCCCGAAGGCCTCAGTAGGATGATCAGAAGGTGAGCTCATCAGCTGTGTGCTCAGGGCGCCAGCCCATGGCCGTGTGAATGCACTCGTTGAAGCGCTCAGCAGCGCCGGGGCGACCACAGTCTGCAAGCACTGCCCAGCCACGGGCCATGCTAGCGGCGTGATCCATATCAGCGAGGTAGTAGGGACGGACTACCTTGGCGGGAGCCTTGTCAGCTGCAAAGACATCAGCCTCAGCAACGGTACGGAAGGCAGCTTTGGTGGTGGTGTTCATGGTGCTTAAAGGAGCCAGCCTCAGTGGCTGGCAATTGGTGGGACAGGGATTGCACCTGTCCTCCCGCTTTAACGGATCACCAGGCCTCATCATAGTCGATGGGCTCATAGACTGCTTGAGATCTATCGACGTAGATCTGAGCTATCTCAGCATCGGTCATGCAGCGATAACCCTCGATGGCATCGGCCCATTCCTCAGAGTTAGGAGCAGCCTCCATCTCAGCGAGTTCGTAGATGATGTCATCGATCTGTGCATCCCAGTCCTCATCACGAGCAGCTGGGAAGAGATAGCCAAGCGTTGGGCATGTGCGTGTGGTCATGGTTCAGGCCTTAATGAGAGTGACGATTTCAAGAGCCTTAGCCTTTGGTGGCTTGGCTGACCAGTCAATAGGCCGGTCAACTTTTTTGCCCTTGAGCTGATGGTAGATCCTGCCCTTGCGAGCAGTCTTGCCAGAGCACTTAACGGATGTCATCGATTGCATGAGATCAAGCCTCGTGATGATGGTGAACTTTAGCCATGAATGCCACGAACCGTGGATCAGCAGCAGGATCGAAGCGATAAGCCTCAGCCCTGTCACCGCCTTGAGTCCGTGGGTCGGTGTGGTTAGCCAGCTTACGGGAGCCAGCAGCAGCTTGTAGAAGCATTGTACTAATGGGCCAGCCTCAGTGGCTGGCAAGAGAGGCAGTGGGATTCGATCCCTACTGACTGCTGTCTAGCCTCAGCTGCCTCTGTATTCATCCTCAGTGGCACCGCCCCAGACTGCTCTCCAAGGAGTGATCGATCGTGAT